TGGCATGAATACACGCCCCTTGATTCTTTGGTGGTGCATCCGACTGGATCATCGGCCACGGAATGGGTCAACAACAAATGGTTGCCGATGCGGCGCGCCACCCCCAGCCTGCAGCGGCTGTTTGGCGATGGTCGCGGACACAACACGGACAACACGTTCAATCAGGAAACGGCGGATCGCAACGGCAGTCTGAAGGTGGCCAGTGCCGGATCGCCTGACGATCTGGCGGGCACATCGCGGCGTCTGGTGGCGATGGACGACGTGTCGAAATTCGAGATGAACGACAAGGGCGACCCAGAGGCGATGGCCATCAGCCGGGCCAGCGCCTTTGAGGATGCCAAGATCTTGCGAATGTCCACACCACAGGTGATGGGCACCTGCCGGGTCAGCAAAGTTTTTTCGCGCAGCGATCAGCGGCAGTTCCATGTGCCCTGCCCACAGTGTGAAAATTTTGCACCGCTGACCTGGGAGAATTTCAAGGCCTCGATCGATCCGGAGCGTTTGCACGCGGCGCATTTTACCTGCGAGGCCTGCGGCGCCGTAATCGGGCATGCTGACAAGCGGTCGATTGTTGCGCGGGGGCGTTGGGTTGCCGGAAATCCGCGCGGGGATCATCCGGGGTTTGACATCTGGCGCGCCTATGCGCCGCAACGGGACTGGGCGTCGATCGCGGTTGAATATGCGCAGGTCATGGGGTGGACCGGGCTGAGCGTTTCGGCCAGCACGGAAACCCAGCTGCGCGCCGCGGTGGAAGCGCAGACTGAACAGACGTTTTACAACGATGTGTTGGGCCGACCCTATGAGCAGGCGAGCAAAGGGCCGGACTGGGAAGCCTTGCGCGACCGGGTGGAACATATGCCCGCCGGTGACCTATTGCCGGTTGGGGTCGTTCCGGCCAAAGGCGTGTTGCTGACGGCGGGCGTGGATTGCCAACAGGACCGCACCGAGGTGCATGTCAAGGCTTTTGGCGCGAATTTCCGGCGCTGGACCGTGGACTACATCGTTATCCCGCACAACATCGCGGATGAGGCCTGCGGTGTGGCATTGGACGCAATCCTGAAGCGGACATGGAAAACCGCGCTGGGGTTGCCATTGGCGCTGGACATGATGGCGATTGACGTGGGCACGTTCACGGATTCCGTCTGGGCGTTTGCCAAACGTCATCCTTGGACGCGGGTTATTCTGGTCAAGGGCGGATCGTCCGCCAACGGGCCCGTGATGGCGCCGATGCAATTTCTGCGCCGTGATGACGGTAAGGCAAAGCGGGCGCAAAAGCGGGCTTTTGTGCTGAACGTAAGTCAGATGAAGGCGGATTTTTACGGCTGGCTGGCCAAAGACGATCCTTTGGCGCGGGGGTATTGCGCCTTTGCGACCGGTCTTGGCGACGAATACTACCGCCAGATCACATCCGAAGTGCGGGTTTTGAAGCGGGCGCGCAGCGGGGCTGTGACCAGTCAATGGGATCTGGTCGAACCCACGCGGCGCAATGAGGGGTTGGATACAGAATTGTATGCCGAGGCTGCGGCCCGGCGCAAAGGCTGGACCAGTTTCACCGACGAACAATGGTCGAGACTGGAAGACGAACGCGGGATCGCCCCGGCGGTGCCGCAAGGAGATCTTTTTGACGCGGCGGTGCCAGCGGTTGTGCCGTCGCGCGTTGAACAAGCCCCTGATCCGAAACTGCGGTCTGGGGGGCGACAGGATGTGGGGCGCGGCGATTGGCTGGGCAGCAGGGCAAAGAAGGGGGACTGGATTTGAGTTACTCGCAGACAGATCTGGCCACGCTTCGGTCGGCACTTGCCAGTGGTGTGCGGTCTGTTCGGTTCGAAGACGGACGCCAGGTTGAATATCAATCCGTGAGTGATCTGATTCGCACGATTGGCGTGGTGGAGCGCGCGCTGGTGCCGGTGGCGTCGCGCGTGAGCCATGTCAACCCGATTTATTCGAAGGGCACCTGATCATGAGCCTTTTGGACCGGATTCTGGGCGAATATGCCCCGGTGACGGCGTTGCGCCGCACGCAGGCCAAGTTGGCGCTGCGCCATATTCAGGCACGGTATGATGCAGCCACCACCGGTCCGCGCGGATCGTCCTGGAGCCGCCTGTCGTCGGATGCCAATGGGGCGGGCGCACAGCGCAGCGTTCTGGCCACGGTGGCGCGCGACATGGTGCGCAACACCGCCTTTGCGACGCGGGCGCAAACGGTCATTGCCAACAATGTGATCGGTGACGGGATCATTCCCAAGGTCAATTGCAAGTCCAAGCGGCTGCGCGAAAAAGTGCTGCGCATCGTCGAGCGTCATTTTGACACCACTGCAATCGATGCGGATGGTCGGGCAAACCTGTACGGGCTGCAGCGTCTGGCCCTGAATTGCGTGGTGGAGTCTGGAGAGGTCCTGATCCGCCGCCGCCGCCGGCAGGCGCGGGATGGTCTGGCGTTGCCGTTTCAGGTTCAGGTGATGGAGCCGGATTTTCTGTCGGTGCTGAATGATGGTGTGCTGCCGGGCGGTGGCATCATTCAGGATGGCATCGAATATGATGCGATCGGGCGGAGGGTGGCCTATCATCTGTATTCTGAGCACCCCGGCGCCATGGGAAACTGGAAGCGGGTTCTAAAATCGGATGTGCGCCGGGTTGAGGCGTCAGAGATCATCCACATCTATCGGCAGGACCGGCCCGGACAGCAACGCGGTGTGACCTGGTTTGCGCCGATTGCCCTGCTTTTGCAGGATCACCACGACTACATGGATGCGCAGGTCATGCGCCAGAAAATCGCAGCCTTGTTCACGGCCTTTGTCACGTCGCCCGAGGCGGATGTGGTTTCCCCTGCCACGTCAGAAGACGCTGATGGCGACGGGCGGTTCGGTAAGATGAGCCCGGGGCGGCTGGAGTTTCTGGCCCCCGGCGAAAGCATCGAGTTTGCCAGCCCGCCTGCCGCCGAGGGGTTCGACGAATTCAACCGGGTCAATCTGCGCGCCGTCGCGGCGGGCATGGGCATCACCTATGAGGCGCTGACCGGGGATCTGGCGCAGGCCAATTTTTCGGCCAGCCGCATGGGCCGCATGGAGATGGACCGCAATGTGTCGGGGTGGCAATGGCTGCTGATGATCCCGCAGATGATGCAACCGTTGGGGCAGTGGTTTGTCGAAGCCTATGAGATTCAAGAGGGGCGGTTGCCGCCTGAGTTTTCGTTGGCCTGGGTTCCGCCGCACCGCATGCTGATTGATCCGGCGCGCGAAATTCCAGCCATGGTTACGGCCATTCGTGCCGGATTGGCCAGCCGGTCGGGCACGGTGCGTCGATTGGGCGAGGATCCGGAGCGGCTGGAAGCGGAAATCCGGCAGGATGCCCAAGATGCCGATGCTGCTGGTTTGATTTTTGACAGTGACCCGCGCAAGACGGCGGCAGGTGGGATGCAGCACCAGATGCAGGGACCCGATGATATCGAAGGGCCCCAAAAATCGAAAGGTATGAGCGATGACAAAACCGAATGAGCTGATCCTGTATGGCACTGTCGGGGATTTCTGGTGGGATGAGCAGTATTTCACATCTGCCCAAGTGATTGCGGCGCTGGATGGCATGAGCGGCCCAATCACCGTGCGGCTGAATTCCGGCGGCGGTATCGCGGATGAGGGCCTGGCGATCTATTCGGCGCTGGCGGCCTATCCGGGCGATGTGCATGTGATCGTGGACGGGGTTGCAGCCTCGGCGGCGTCGCTGATTGCTATGGCCGGGAACCGGATCAGCCTGCGGTTGGGATCCTACATCATGATCCACGATCCTGCCCGGCCATTGACCGAAGGTCGTGGCACGGAGCATGACCATTTGCATCTGGCAAAGTCCCTGAATGTGATCGCATGGGCCTATGCCGATATATATGCCAAGCGGTCCGGCATCGGGCGCGATGAAGCCCGCATGATCATGAAAGATGAAACCTTTATGGACGGGCCCACAGCGATTTCGCTGGGCTTTGCCACGGATTACGATCCCGAGGTCGCAGCGGCCTCGGCAGCCGTGTTCGAT